GTTCTTTATTCTGATTTGGAAGGTCAGGGTCTAACCAAGTTCTGTCCTTTAAGTAATTCAATGGCTTCTTTCTGAACTTTACATCAGGCGTTGAATTTACATACTTTGGAACGTGCTCCAATATCTTGGCGTGTTCTTCTCGTTCGATGTTCAGCCATTCCCTTTGGCAAGGTATCTTATCAACTTGCTTACCGTATGCTTTAAAGAAAGTATCAAAATCGTTACCTATTTGATAAGTATTTTCATTTTCAATTTCATCTTCAGTATGGTTATTGATAGGTTTAGCATTAGGTAAACCACTAGGTTTTGCACTTGCTTTTGGTCTGCCACCTTTTGAACCGTTCTTTCTTCTTGATTCAGAAAACTTGGCGCGTTTTTCAATCTCATCTTCAAGACGTTTGTTAAACCACTTCCCGTCCTTGTCAATGCTAAACTTTGCTTTTAGGTTATCCGAGACGTTACCTACCAAAAACCTAATGGTTTTCTCGTCCATCCTTCCAGTTTGGTGCATTACTGATAGAATTGTAATGTACTGACCGCGCTCCTCCATAGTCATTGTCAACGTTCCCGTTATCCAATCTTGCGCGTAAAATAAAAATGCTGGGTCTTTAGCCATTATAAAAGAAAGGGGTTGGCGTTGACTGCGCCCCTCCCGGTCAGCCGCTCAAGTAGCCGCCCGTTTGTTTTAACCCCGTAAAATAGTTTCTTCATTTCTTGAGCATTCAGATAAACGCTTGTCAGGCGTTCATTAGTAAGTAGCAAAATTAACAATTTGTGCCACTTGGAAATTAAAATAGTTCAGTTTGCGTAACGTCTTTCTTGCGGATAATTCCGAGAGCCGTTTCAAAGATTGTTCGACCAGCTTCGTAGTCCACGAGGTTACGGGCTATTTTTAAAACCCTTTGTTCACCATTGTATCTTCTAAAGTCGTAATCGTGAAAATCGCATAAATCCTGCATCACGCTTTTTTGATTTAAACAACCAGAGTTATTCCTATTGCTTAAAATGTTTGGTAAATTAAAGTTAGTCCAATACAAATGTCTATCTCTTTCTATTGGATTTAGCATTGGTTCGTAATACGGCTTTACGTTTTCAACAACATAAAATCCTTTGAAGTGATGCTCTAAGAAAATTATCTCTTCGTAGAGTTTCATGTCCGGGTAGATTGGCTTCTTTCCATTAGCACCAAATCCCCAATACCTCGCTCGGCTATGCGTAGGACAAGGCGGTGAAGTCCAAATGAAATCAAACTCTTTGTAATGGTCTAACAAGTATTGATGTGCATCAGCTACAATTACCGTATCATTCGGAAACCGCTCTTGGTACAACCGAGCCAACTCATGGTCTAATTCAACAGCAATAACTTGCATATCAATACCAGCCTCTTCTGCCACTTCGTCCCACTTGTAACGATTGCCACCCAAGCAAGCGTATAGATTCAATACTTTAAACTTCTTCATCTCTTTCATATCCTAATGTCCACATGATGAAATCAAGCACCCTCACTTTCCAGTTCTCCATATCTCGTGTGAATTGATTTAACCAACTTGTCTTGAACTTGAAGAGCCTGCCTCATAGTTTTTATTGAATAAAGAACCGTTGAGTGGTCGCGAAAGAACATCTTGCCAATGTCCGATAAAGAGTACCCGCTTCCGTATAACTCCCGATGAACTCTGTACATAGCGTATTGTCGAGCAATGGTTACATTCCTCATCCGTGTCCTTGCCTTCATCGCTGAATATCCGATGCCTGTAGCTTGCTCAACTCTGTTAATGATGTCCTTGCAACTTTTGTCGATGTGCTTTTCGCAGTACACTCCTTGAATTGCGGCCAGTAGCGTTTGGCAATCCTCTCCGAAGTAGCCTTGGTGTAGGTCTATTATCTTAACGAGTTGCTCCTTTAGGCTTTGTGATAGTCGTATTACTTGCATCTCCAAACATTTATTTGTTTACCGAAATCGCCTTCTATCTTATACCCAGCCTTCTCGATTAAGCCCTTCTTGTGGAGGTTCGAGAACGACCTTCTGATGGAAGTTATAGGAGTGTTTGCCCATCTGTCAGATGATAACGGCTCCATAATTCTGAAGTGCCTTAGAACTCGCTCAGGCGTTACCCCGAGCTGGTCGTGGTTTCTAAAGTAAATCAAGATAAGTTCATCCTGACTTTTGGCTTTCTCTTGGGACTTCTTAAGTTCTGTCCCGACTTCGTTGTTCGTGTTGTAGTACATCAGTTTTGGTTTATGTAGTTGATGATTCGTTCTTGGGTTCTAACGCTGACCTTCTCGCCAGCGAAGTAAGCATACACGGTTTGAGTTGATAGCCCCGTGTCTTTTGCTATTCGGTAAGCGGTTATATTCTTGGCGTTAGCCTCCGCTATCACTTCGTCAATCTTGGGTATTGGAATCATCTTTTTTAGGCTTTAGTGTTATTACTTCGCTTTCTTTTTCTTCCCACATCTCAACTATTGGTTCGTCCATTGAATAGTCGATGTAGAATGTGGTTTGACGAATAGTTATATATACAACTAATGCATCAGGGTTTGCTTGTATCATCATTCCTCTTCAGTTCTTAAAGTGTAACAATCAATGCACTCGTAACCATTATTAGGAGCGCACTCTTCAAAGTTCAATTCTCCGCAAGTCTCGCACTCGTAGCAGTCGCAACCATCGCAAGCGCGGATTGATTGCCCGCAGCATTCGCGGTAAGTGTATTCGTTTAAATAGTATTCCATTGTTCTTGTTTTATCTCGCGTTACGGATGCGCGACCCCCGTTTGATTGGTGCAATATCTGAATTACTTTTGAATATCCAAAACATTTATGCGAAAAAAAACACACTCAGGATGTTTAGGAAGTTTAGGATTCTAAGGACTTGACCTTGTCCCGGTACTCTTGGAGCATCTCCTCAAGTTCCCACGTTGCGAACTTTACCGTTGTTAAACTGAGTTGGTGCATCTCTTCCGCCAACCCTTCGCGTTCTCTATCTAAATTCAACCCGAAGTCGTATTGTCGACCTTGCTGCATTACATTACACCCGTAGCATTGTGGTCGGCAGTTGTCCTCGTGCCATCTCGTGGCGTACCTTGCTCTGGACATAAAGTGTCCGCATTGAATCTTTTTCCAATGGTAACTTCTGCCGCAAGTGTAGCACTCACAATATCCGTCAAGATTGGCGGCACTCAATCGGATAAACCGACTGAATGCCTTGTCCAACTCTTTGACGATTTTAGAACGGGAGGTCGCCATCGTCTACGGTTACCGTTTTAGCGGTTACCTCTTCCTTAAGTTTCGGCTCGTAGGTGTCAACGCTTGCGTAGAGTTTTCCTTGCGCTGACTGCTTGACCTGAAGTCGAACCTCAAGACCATGCTTTCCCTCCTTGAGGTACTGGTCATTCTGCTCCAGCCACTTGATTAGCTTGGTCGGGTTGATGACCATGTCCGCCTTGACCCAGTCAGGAGCGTTCTCGTTCGGTGTGTAGACGTTCAAACCGTCCACGAATACTACTTTACTTTCCATTATTTAGAGTTTAAAAGGTTACGAAGATAATCATTTGCAAACGCCAATCGTTCGCGGAGTTGTTCTTGCATCTCAAGGTCTGCTTCTACTCTGATTTCAATCAGCTTAAAGCGTTCGTCCTTGATGCGTGGGTCGAATGAAATAAACCGACAAGCTAACGCTCCAGTAGCCAGCATCTGCCCTTGCATCTGCCACATATACTTTTGGTCTATGTAACCCTCGAACGCAGTCTTGAGGTGGTTCGCGGTATTATAAGGGCATTTGATTTCTATCAGTTCGCCATCTACCATGCCGTCAGGACTTGCACCTGAGTAGTCGTTTATCTCAACGAACGGCATCTCTTCAATGCTTACGCCCCTGAGTTCTGAATAGTACGCCTTGCAGATTGGTTCGTACTCGTTGCCCCAGTCAAGAGCCTTGCCGAAGATTTCGGTTCTTTGCCCGGTCAGGAGTTCCGCAGCCTTCTCGTAGATGTAACTGATGGCGGTCTGTCCAAGCACCTCGTCCTTCTTTCTTCCGTTGGTCATAAGGTCGCCAAAGCGGGAAGCCGTAAACTTCCCTAACCTTTGTGCGTGCCATTCCTCTGAGCGTTGCTCGGAGTTGCTTATTGCTTCATATATCATCTCTTCCATCTTACGCTCGTTTAAAATCATCAGATTCATCTTCTCCGAAAACCCCTACTTCGTAAAGTCCTGAGAGTTTCAACACTACTCTGCTCAATGCTCTCTTCTCCGCCATCGCAACAGGGTAGGTTTGGCGAGTGTTAGCTGGTGCCGATTCCCCGAAGGTTTCCATTTGAACGGGTAGACCGTTGCCGTTGGACATTTCTCCAATTGCTTTGATGACTACAAACTTGCAGTCGTCTGTCAGGTGTACCATTTCATACCTAACTCGGATTCCCTTGTGCGCTTGGATGCGCTCGATACCTTGTCGGGTTATAATTACGAACCCTTGTGGGCTTTTGAAGAAGTGGTCTTTCGTTAGACCGTTTTCTTTTGCGAGGTGTTGAAGCCTCTCTTTCTGCGTTTCGTTCATCGTTCTGTTTTTGATGATTAATAAAAATTGAATTTACGAATTTAAAGTTTGAATGTCAACATAATTATTGTCGTTGACCACTCGGACAAATGTGTAAAGTCCTGACTTGACAGCCTCTGCTCCTGAGTGTTTTATTAGTTGCCAAAAAATGAACGGCTCAACATGGGTAGTGCCTCCGCCATTACGTAGGTCGTTGAGTGCTTTGAGAGCAACCAACCGAATAAACGCTGGTATTTGCTCGTTAGACATGGTTAGTTCGAATTGTAAATGGTTCATGGTTCTGTTTTTAAAGTGGGGTCGGCATTACCCGTTACCCCCCGTTTTTACTTCTTTATCAATCCAGTAGCAGATGCTATTAACACATGGCTCAACGCATCTTCACCTATAATACCCATTTTGTTCAACTTGTTAAAGTAATCTCTTTCGTTTTTTGAAAGTTTGTTGATTTGGTTTTCTAAAGCAGTCATTTTCTGTTTTTTTAGTGGGTTACCCCGTTAATGATGCACCAAATATAAAACTATTCTTTTGAATAATCACAATAGTTAGACCAAAAAAAGTGAAAATATTTTTAGTTTGAACTCAATTCTGTCTGAAATGGGCGTTCATTATCGCCTCTTGGTTGGTTTGGATTTCGTTGTACATCTCCTCCGCGTTGACTGCGGCATCGAAGATTACGTCTTGAGTGTCTTCGAACTGGCGAATCTTGTAACCAATGTACAGAAGTAACCCAATGACCAACAGAACAAGGAATAGAATAGACGTTAAAAGGAAGACTATCATCTAATCTTACCGTTTATAATGCGGAGGTTGTCCACTTCGAAGTCTCCACCCTCTGAAATTTGAACAAATGCGAAGCCATGATTCCACTTATTTATCGGCATATACATCGGGTTCATTTCACAAAGACACCCAGTAGACCATGTTGTTACTATCTTGCCTTCCAAGTTGTTCTCGGTGTGTTCAGATGTTTGGTGGTTGTGTCCGCAGATAACGCTTGCCTTTGCTCTCATATAGTACCCTCGCGCTGGATTGACTGGAGAGAACACCGACCGCCCGAACTCATGCCCGTGTAAGATGTTCAGCTTACCAGCTTTGATGATTCGTTTGTCTTGAATCAACGTAACGCCATACTCCCCGAACTTCAGCAAAGTGTCTAATGTAAACTCAGACGTTCCAAGTAACTCAGGTGCTTTTGTTCTTAGGTAAGCCTCGTAGCGTTCCTCGTGGTTGCCCAGCTTGAAGTATATAGGGCAGTCCAATTCTCTTTTAAGAATGCCGAGCAGTTGCCGACAAGCCTCCAACTCAGCAGCGAAGCCCCTTTTTCGTGGGTCTTTTTCGTAACGTGAAAGAGCGTAACAGTCCAATGTGTCACCGTTCAAAACCACAGCGTTTACCTTCTTCTCTTTGCCGTACTCGATAGCTTTCGTGAGTGCTTGGATGTTGTGGTAAGGTACGTGAATGTCCGACAAAAGAAGTATTCGGTCATTGCCTTTGGGAAGAACGAACGGCTCCCACTCTTCTTCGTCAGATTCGGGAAGTCCAAACGGGTTAGCGACTCCTAACGCTTTAGCGTGTTCTGCTGGCTCCGCCTTATGCGTTGCCCTGTGGCGTTGTGCCTTGCCTCGCTGACCGCGATAGTAACGTATCTTTCCACGTACATCATCCACATCTTTAAACACCTCCACGTTATCTTTATAAATCAAACGTGCAAGCGTTAAACTCGGAAGGCTTCCCCACTCAGGATGCTCCAAATACTCTTTTACGATTTCTCCTTTCATCTGTGCTGCGCCATTATTCGTTCCCGATAGAATTTCGGGTCGATTTCGTTTATCTTCTTTGCCAATTCCATCCATTGCCGTTTGGCTTCTGCCCGTTCTTCGGTTGTGGAATCTGTCCCTAAGTTGGATTGGATTGTGGCATTCTGCTGTAGGAGTTCGTCTATCTCTGCGCGAACCGCCTCATCTTGGTAATAGTAGTAATTCATCTACTTACAATTGTTCGACCAACGCCAACCCCAATAAAGTGCTGACCATTGTAGCCGTAGTTTGCGCTAAGATAGGTCTTTTTAATTGACCCGTGCAAACCAACCCCGAACATCGGCTTTGTGTTTTGGATGAAATCGCTCTGAACCCCGACCAAGCCATGAACTCCAACGCTGAACTTCTGTTCTTTTCTTTTGTACTGGACGGTCAGGTTCTCGGTTCTGTTCTGATAATTCGACCACTTAACCCGAACATCGCTGATAGTCGTGTCGTAATTAGCCACCTCTGTCAGCCATGTTTGAACTATGCTAACCGTATCTATCAATAACAATGTATCTAAACGAGTAACTATCTTTTCCGAGTAGATAGTATCATAACGAGTAATGAGTTCTCTTCGGACGAATCTAACGGTGTCAACCTTCCATCGGTCAACGTATTGGGTTTGAGGAACTGGCTTCTCTACGATTTTTGTAATCGGTTCGCTTCCGCAACCTTTCCATGCCACGATAACGCCCAAAATGAACGCAAGGGCAACTGTAATTAAATGCCCTCGCCAGTCCATAGAGCGACCTCCGCTTCCCTTCTTCTTATTAACCCGTTCAGAACCTTGCCTCCGCCTTTGTTCCATCTTCTGAACTGCTCAGGAATCCGAGGAAACTCAGGGTTTGAATTTAACCAAGCCAATAGAGTTGAGTTTGAAAGGTTACCAATGCCTACGTTGTAGGTGAATGAAATGAGAGCAGCCAGCTTATGCGCTGGAAGCTTTACCTCCACCACGTTTTTCACTTGCTTTTCGACCGATTTAATGGTGTCCATCAGCATCTCCGTAGCTTGCTCTTCGGTTATCTCAGGGTCGTTCATTGTAACCCTTTCGCCATTTGGGTACATTGTATTACCGTAGCCGATAGTGGGTACGTTAGCTGGGCATAGATAAGGTTTGCTTTCAAACCCTTCGAACTCCTTTATTACCTCTGCGGCTATCTTTGCCGCGCTTGGTCGTGTCTTTTTGGTCACAGTTTCCATCTTTGCAGTTACATTCTTTTGGTGCAATAGCGCACCATTTTACATTTTGCAACGGTTCTCCTTCAGTTCGCCCCTCATCTCAACAAGTGCTTTCGTGTTCTCGGAAATCACTTCGCTGAACTTCTCTACGTGCTTATCATTTGCAACTTGCCACTCCTTGCGCTCATCTCTGTGGATGTCGGTTAACTTGTTAAGGTAGTAAACCAATACCGCAAGGAAGATTCCCGCTATTCCGTAACTCGCTAACGCCTCAATTATTGCATCCATTATAAAACTAAGTTTCCTTGTTCGTCAATTTCAGGAATGATTCCATATTCCAACAACCTTGCAAGCCAAACGGCTTCGTCTGTCGTAGTCTCCCAAACGTGAATGGTGTCTGTCCGTTGGTCAGGATCTGTCCATCCGTAAGCTAATACAGATGCCTTGTCTTCACCATCAAAGGTAATCCAATACGTTCTAACTGGTGGGTGATCTATTGTGTTCATCTTATACTGCTCCTCCGTCTGTTATTGTCCAACCGAATACGTTAAGTAAATTATAACGTGCCTCGCCTACATTCATTAATGCGCTTGAATATTGGCTTCCTCCAAAATGAATATTGATGCTTGCCGTATATCCGCTTCCGTTAGGATAAGCTGCTTGCAGAGTGCTCTCAAAACCTATTAGAGTTGCATCATAGTTCGATGTAGACAATGCACATCCCCACAGCAGATTGACCATATTTGTCATGGCTGTTATATCCCAATCCTCCAGCGTCTGGTCAAATGGTATTGTCTGAGTAGGGGCGTACATGAGATTCTGCATATTTGTCGCAGCACTTACGTCCCACCCATTTATAGGCTGATCAAAAGAACTACACTCTCTCAACATATCAGAGAAGTTTGTGCAGACAGGGAATTGCCAATTGTTAATGGTATTGCTGCCACCGTTATTGAACGGACTGTTTCGGAACATATTTTGAACGGTTAGCGCACTTGCAAAATTCCAATTTCCAATATTTGAATTGAAGTCTGAATTGTAGAACATATTCGTGAAGTACGTTCCAGCACTTACGTCCCAAGAATTTATATCATTCGGAGTTCCAGCGCTCAAGAAAGTGTTAAAGAATGATGTAACATTACTGGTGTCAGCATTCGATAGGTTGCAGTCAAGTAGGTAGCAATTGCCGAAAGATGCCCCCATGTTTGTGACAACGGAGAAGTCCCAAGCCCTGAAATCTACTGTTGTCAGTTTTTGACAGTCATAGAAGAATGATTGGAAGTTGACGCCCGTAATGCCGCTTATGTCAGGGGCATCTGTTGCGGTTATATCAAGATTCACACACCCGCGCATATGCTCGTAACTTCCTGTGAATGCCAAATTGCCCCAATTGCCGATGTCAATTATCTTTGCCTTATCGCCACCGTTGTTGAACGCGAAGCCTTGAATGTCATCCCCCGAAATGGTTATAGTGTACGTTCCACTTGATGCGTAGGTGTGCGAACGGTTCGCGTAGCTTAGTGCTGAAGAATTACCATCTCCCCAATCAATAGTTCCATTGTACGTTCCTCCGCTTAATAGTGGAAGAACTACAGTATCGCTTGCAGACCCAGCTTTGGTCGTATCCCATGTTGATACGAAGTCAAGATTGACAGGGGCTGCCCCACCACCTCCGCGATATGCGGCAACAGATATGTGGGTAACTCCTATCATTGGTTATAGATTACCACACTTCCGCTTGACATTGTAATTGCTGTAATGGCATCACCCGAAGGGACAACGATGTACGCCCCAGCTTTTAAGGTTGCGCCCGAAAGTCCAAAGGCGGCAAGGCTATCAACTCCATCCACTTCGAAAGTGGTTAGAACGGTGTCCTCTTGCGCGATGAATGCGTAGCCTTTTAAGCTTGTCAATGCCCCCGTTCCCGTTAGCAATTTGCAACCGCGTGTTCCGATTAGTTTTTGAGATTCTGTCATTTTAGTTTGGTATTTGGCACTTGTTGTAGTCGTATGGTTGTGTGATAGATAAAACGCAAGAATGTCCGCTCACCTTATCGTCAAATCGTTCGGTAAACGGTTCAAGAGTTACGCTCGTCTGTATGCTTAAATCTGTAGTGTGAAGCTGTCGAAAGTACGCCACGAAGTCAAGTAAAACTTGGATGGTATCGCTCATTACTTCTTGCTCGTTCTCTTCGCCCGGTAAGACCCTGTCCATTGCCAACAGTCGGATGTTGTAGGTCAATGTCCTTTCCGATAATACAACGCTCTCCTCTATCGCCCACAGAACAAGGTAGTCAAGTTCTTTCGGGTTGATTTCCCAAACATCGCCCTGACCGTAC